TGGACTCAGCGGATCTCGCCGCTATCAAACCGGTTGCTGCACCGGACTGGTCATAGACCGCGTCCCAGTTCAGATGGGCACGCCGTAATACCTGACGGTTCTCAAAGGTGTCCTCACAGACTCCCTTTTCGTGTTCTATAATACCTAATTCCGATAGGTCAGGCCGCCTGTCATAAGGGGCTTCAACAATCGGTTCGCTGTCCGTTGGGTCTGCAACAGGCCGTTCGGGTGGAAAAAAATTTTCAAGGTCTGACATGGGGGCGGGCTGCCGGCTTTCTTATCGGGAAGTGAAAAATATAATTTCTGGGGGCTGGCCGCTGAGCTGAGTCAGGCCGACTCAAGTTTGAGTTGCGGATTGCGCAACCCCCAGAAATTTTTTTCTACTTCTTTGGGGCGGGTTTCTTAGCTGGGGCTTTCTTAGCCGGTGCCTTTTTAGCCGCTGGCTTCTTGGCCGCTGGGGCTGGGGCCTCGGTTGGCTTGCCATCATTTACCAGGCCGTCTTTGTCTCCGTCACGGGGTGTGATGTAGATATCTGGGGCTGTGGTTTCGCCGGCGAGGGACGGGCCTGTTCGGCCTGTGGAGGCGGAGGCAAAAGATGTTAGGACGGAGATCAACGCCGCTCCTGCAGCTACGGTTGCTGCGTCAAGGGTGGAGGCGGTGAAAACACCGGCGGCATCTGCTCCGATGGTGGCTAGGAGGGTCTGGGCAAAGGTTTTGATTGCCCGTTCTGCCACGGCCACTAGGAAGTTGGTGCTATACATAAATAGTTCCTTTTGTCAAGTCGGACACGGGGTGTTCCGATAACCAAAGGATAGTAAGTATTTTATCGGGCGAAAAAAATGGCGCGTGGAGAGAGACGCGAGGTGTTTTGGCCTTTCATAAACAAAAGTGCAGATTCTTTATGGGAAAAGGATTTTCTATGATGGACTTTCATTATAGAGATTATCTCTAAAAACTGTTTCTAATTTATATTTTTAGATCCCGGATTTTGCGGTGTGTCACGCAAACGGTTGAGTCAACCCAGATTGTAAATCCGTTTTCAATGGCGGAGTAGCACCAAGAAAAATCCTCACCGACCATGAGTTCAGGTCGCTCGGCTCCGCGATTTAGTCGTGCAAGTTTGAACCAAGGGCGAGGCATTGACTCAAAAACACCTGACTTGATGCAGACAAATCCGAACCCAACTGCACCTGCTTGGAACACATCGGTTCGGAATTTTACGTTGGCTTTTTCTAGCCGAAGGAAGCCATTGACAACTTGGACTGGCACACTCTTTTCATCGTCCAAAAGGTAGAGACCGGAGACAACGTCAAGATTTGCAAAATACAACTTTAAGAAATCTTCAGGTGTCCAGACAATGTCGGAGTCAATCCAAAAGATTTTGTCGTAGGTAAACTTTCCACCAGCAATTTGCTTTTTATCATACCTAAGCTCTCTGCCACCCATGGCGGTTGCTTCTCTGGCGTGAGGTACGAAAGAGGAGTACTCCGACAGAAACGTAAAGGTGATCCCCTCGTCCATCAATCTCTCGCAAGTTGCCATCAAGGATTTAACGTAATGAGCATCCATTGAGAATCCAGGAGTGGCAATCACCACGTTGTAATGTTTCATCGCGATAAATACAAAACTCTGTCGGTACAGGCAGCAAACTCTGCTTCCTCTAGGTGAGGGAATTCCATACTCACAAAACCCTCACCGTCAGGGTATTGGGTCAACCCAAACTGTAATCCAGTTTCTCGCTCAAAGATTTCGACAGCATCTTTCTCATCAGCCTCTATGATGTATGCGCCATAGAAATCTGAATCTCTGTGCCAGTCTTTGAAACTGTTTCGGTTGAACACAACTGTCCACGTCATTAGTTTCTGTCTTTCTTTCCGCGAGCGATATTCTCACAATGTTCGTATGAACGAATAATCCTGTCTAAGATTTCGTCAGTACGACCTTTCATTTTTTCGACTCCGACTTGCTTCTCTCTCATCCGAGTAATTGACTCACGAATCTCATCGCCAATCTTTTTTCTCCAGTAGAGTTCCTCGCTCAATGGCTCATAATTTTCTGAGCTCATAATTAACGCTTCTTACCCTTGTGAGGATATCCAGTCTTTTTCTTGTTCATAGATCCTGGAACCTTGAACCCACCCTTGTTCGGAGTATTCTTTTTCCGAATCTCAAGTGCTTCTAAAACCTTGTCGTGATGCTTTCCCATAACTATTCAACTGCTCCATCTTGGATTGATTCTCTACAACTCTGACATAGAAACTTATCAAACCCTGTCGGGTATGTGGTTGGAGTTCCGTACTCAGTAACTGGTACTGGAGTCACAACCGAGTCCGTGCTTTTGCACCGGTCACAAAACAGATCAACTGTCCAAGTGATTTTCTTAGGTGGATCCATAAGAGCAAGTGCTGTGATTCCACGCGACAAAGCGTGTAACTTTCCACCACCTGTTGTCTTGCAGATAAACGGACGAACATCCTCAGCCTCTAAAACTGTTTTTAGATGACGACACTTGCACTCTAGTCGGGCTGGCTTGCAGAACCATCGACCTGCTTCAAAATAGTGTTTGGTTTCTCCGTGTCCGCAGATACAAACATTTCGGTTATTGCCTCGTGTCTGTCTGAAAACTTTATCAACTTCAGTTGCTTCCTCTAAGGAAATACCCAAAGCCTCTAAAGCACTCTCGGCACTGCTACTAATTTCAGTCATTTCCTAATCCTTCATCTCGTAATTGTTGGGCTAACTTGGCAAAATTAATTTCGGTATCAATCCTCATATTCAGCTCCTTGTGTAACTCAAGTAGCACTTTTAGTTGCTTCATTTTCTGATACCAACGAAAAACAGCAATAGCAGCGAATGCTCCTAGAAACGCTCCAAGAAAAGAGAACGCAAAGCTCCCAATCATTTCCGACATTTCAAAACCTCATCGACTCCAAAGAAAGATCCATCCTTATCGTCAAGCACTCTTTCCGCAAGTGCGTATATGTAATCTCTCCACCGATCGTCGTATCCGCCATTTGGAAAAAGATATTCCAAGATATCTTCCGCGACTTCCTCTAACTTTCTTTTAACCAGACTCACAGAACCTCCTAAAAGTTTTCCACAGGCTTCCCTGTGATTCACTCACTCTAGCACATAAACTGTACACTATACTTCAATAAAGCATTTCCAACTGTGTTTTAGCCTACCCTACATGCGTGCGCGTACGCGCGTAACTGAAATACAGTTCAATATAGTTTATACATATATAGTTTTTATGGTCTTACTATCCGACTTTTTTATCACTCTACACAAATCCCTTGATAGTATCTTGAAACCCAACCCAAATACCACACTTCTCAATCATTGTCAAATCCACCCTTTCTCAGTCCATCTCACAGAAAAGTTATCCACAGGTTTCCCTAGAAGATTTTCCAAAACCTTAACAAAAACCCCTTATTATTTTTTCCCAGTCTTTTCCCGCAGCTTCCAATAATCCAAAACAGGCCTCCAAATTCCCCTTTTTTATTATAGAATATCCCCCATCAAAGCCCATTAAAGCCGATTAATTATTAAAGACTATCTAACTTCCTAAAGACTGAAATTTAGAATTCATAGCAAAATCTCTTAAAGATTTTGATGAGCTTTAATTTTTAATCGTCTTTAATCTACCCCTATTTAGCATCAAATTTAGCATCAAATTTAGTACTAAATCCCCACTAATTCACTATCCCACACTCAAAAAATCCTCAAAAATACCCCCCTTCTTTCCCACCCCCACCCCACCCCAAAATCCGCAAACCCTTGACATAGTCCCCGAAACGACCTACTATTTCGGTATGGATCCAAATAACCACCTATATATGAACGCCCAGCAATACAGCAAGTTCATCCATTTAGCGCATGACTCCTACATACAGGGCAGAATGTACGGGCAAAAGAAAAGCCATATTGCTGACCTTGCTATAGAAACTGCTTCGTTTTTTGAAGCTTTCTATCACATTATGGACGCATACGCGGACGTTACTAGAGCCCCTAATTTCAATATCAAGGTTAAAGAGGATAGCGAGATTAAGGCTTATTGGGACGAGGTTATGGAGAAAGTAAAGGCTCAAGCAGCCGAGGAAAAGAAAAAGGACAAAAAGACAAAAAATGAGAAAACTACTAAACAAAATTAAAACCAGCCGTTCTGTAAAGAAGCACGTTGGCAAATCGATGTATTGGGATTAGGGAGAACAAATGTTTACATCATTACTTATATTTGGCGCAGGAATGCTAACCGGCGTTGTACTAGTTGGAATTGTACTTAACTTAACGGTTCTAAAACAGGATCGGTGGAAGTAGTGCTACTACGAGAAGTTATAGGCGAAAACTTAAAGGCTGAAAGAATCTCCCAGAACAGAACTCTTAGAGATGTTTCTGCAACAGCATTTATGTCACTAGGGTATCTTTCCGAACTTGAACGCGGAATAAAAGAAGTCTCATCAGAAATGCTTGAGCCAATCTGCAAAGCTTTGGATATTACCGTTCCAGAACTACTAACCAGAGTTGCATCAGATATGGAACTGTTTGACAGGGTTGAAGCAAGTCTTAGTTATGTCTAAGCCCGAAAAAGAACAAATACGTTTTTGGGCAGAGCCAAATGACGATTCAGTAAAACGTATTGTTGATCCACCAACACCTGCTAAAAAAGAGGTACCAGGGTGGTACTTGGATTTAAGTAGATATCACAAAGGTACAGAACTCCAAGTAGATGATGACGGAAACGTAAATCTAGGAGTGAAAGCTTGTATCCCGTTTTACGATGCTTTAACTGCTGGATACATAGTGAAACTTCACTGCGACCTTTTTGTTGAATCTGTAGATGAACAAGTCTCTGTTAAGTGGTCTAGTGAAACTAGTCCAATAACTTCCAGAGCTTCAGGATTGTTTAGCGGTATCCCACACATTCCAGGGTACGGAGGCTTCAGGCTTGCTTGGGAATTGTTTTATCCGTTTCTACTTCCAAAAGGTTACAGCGCAATAGTGACACAACCTATGAATAGGTTTGACTTACCAACCTTCTGTTCATCGGGGGTACTTGATGCTGACTCCACCAACGGACGTGGCGGAATCCCTTTTGCAGTTAAAGAGGGGTTTACTGGAATAATTCCAGCAGGAACCCCAATAATGCAGATCATTCCATTCAAAAGAAATGAGTGGGAGATGGAAGTCTTAGAATCCAGACCAGAAACAAAACCTAACTGGAATCCAAAAAATAAACTAAGCAGTTGGTACAAAGTAAATGTTTGGCAAAGAAAAGAGTGGAGCTAATGGCAGCCTCTGACGTATCTGAAATTCCAGACGACAAACCTATTGGTAAGTATTGTCCTTGTAGGAACTGTCAGATCTCCCGCGAAGAGGGTAGACAAGAAATCCGTGAACGCATCAGAGCAATCCATATGGAAAGTGACGGTAAGTGTTTACAATGCACCGAAGCAGAAACCGGCGGAGATGAGTTTTGGATTGAGTGGCACGCGGTTGACTACCCCTGCCCAACTATTAAAGCACTAGATGGGGAACTGTAGTGAACTACTTTAGCGGTAAACCCAGAAACAAACGAGAACAAAAAGTTTCATACTGGGCTAGACGTGCAGAGCGTGAACGTATCTTAGAAATACTAAAAGACCGGCACGAAGATTTACTTTCTTGCACAAAAAATGATGACTGTCAGGAACTAGCAAAAATTGTTGCTGTCTGTATAGAAGATATAAATGATTCGCTCAACTGACTGCACATTCTGCGGTGAAACTTTAACAGGACAAACCCCCAAAGATATGGAAAGGGGGTATATAAAACACATTAAAACTTCAGAAATACACGCTGCGGCGGTTCAACTATTGAAGTTGAGAAAAGCCAGTAGACTTAAATCTCTTAGAGGAGATAGATAGTTATGGCTGTTTACCACAGAAAACCAATAACAGTTGAAGCTGTGCAATGGCTTGGGACTAATGAAGAAGAAATGATTGAACTTCTTTCAAGTACTACTTATATGTCTTATCGAAACCATATAACAAACATGTTGGTATTTGATATATGGTCCGAGGGATCTGTTAAAAGAATACATTACAAAGATATTGTTATTAAAAATAGTGATAACGAATTAATTATTTCTTTTGAAAAAAGTTTTAAACAAAACTATGAGTTGCTAGAGGATTAGTTTTATGAAAAAAGACAAAGTAATTCTTGTAGATCTTGATGGAACTATTGCGTTACCTGATCCAGAGATTAGAGACCCTTACAACACAGAATTTGAAAAACTAATCCAAGACAGCCCAAATAAACCAGTAATAGAAGTAATCCGTTGCTTATGGGAGAAAGGGTATAAAATCATCTACATCACAGCTAGAGACTCTTTAGGTGAAGAGGGAACTCGCGAATGGCTTCGACTATTTGCTCCCCCGTACACCCATCTCTATATGCGTAAACACAATGACTTCCGTAAAGACTCTATAGTAAAGAAAGAAATCTATGAAGAAAAAATTGCTGATTATTGTGATGTGCTGTGTGTTTTTGATGATCGTCCGCAAGTCGTAAATATGTGGCGTGAACTAGGGCTTACCTGTATGCAAGTTGCTCCAGGAGAGTTTTAATGTGTAACGATAACTCCCAATTTTCTTATTCAATGCGTGATGCCCAGATTTCTACTACCGAAAAACTGTTTGAAATTTTATCCATATTGAGCAGTATTAGGGTCGCTGCTGAAGTACGTGGAGAGTCTGAACAGTTTATTCTTGGAGTTTTAGCAAGTGCTGAAGTTGTGCAAGGCGCAATTACTGGGTTTCCAAACAAAAACACTTGGGGTATTCACAACCCCGACCAAATACCTCTGCTTTAATACTGCTAGTATTCTCAAGACACATCAAATACAACACACCCCAAAGAGGTACACCTATGTCCGCCATCACTTTTTCATTCCGTCTTAACGAAGAGTTTCTTGCTTCTTACCGAGACAAGAAAGCACCGTTCGGCTTTCGGGATGCTGGTGGCAACTCTGTAGGTGAAATTACTTTCCTACGCACCTACTCCCGCAAAAAAGAAGATGGTACTAAGGAAACTTGGGTAGATGTATGCCAGCGTGTAATTGAAGGTATGTACTCACTTCAAAAAGAACACTGCAAAACTAACCGTCTACCTTGGTCAGATGCTAAGGCTCAGGCTTCTGCAAAGGAAGCTTTTGATCGCTTGTTCAATCTAAAGTGGACTCCACCGGGACGCGGTCTTTGGGTTATGGGAACTCCAATTGTTAACGTGCAAAAGAACTCAGCAGCACTTCAGAACTGCGCGTTTGTTTCAACACTTGAAATGACAAAGAACAATCCTGCTAAGCCATTTGGTTTCTTAATGGAAGCATCAATGCTTGGTGTTGGCGTTGGTTTTGACGACAAGGGTGCTGAAAAAGAATTTACAATCTACGAACCAAAGAATGAGTGCACAACAATAGTTATCCCAGATACTCGCGAGGGTTGGGTTGAATCAACTGTTGAACTTATTAACTCCTACCTAAAGGCAGATCAGAACTGCTTAGAGTTTGATTACTCAGAGATTCGTCCTGCAGGAGCTCCTATTGCAACATTTGGTGGAACCGCTGCTGGTCACGAACCACTAGAGCGTTTACACAACTACATTCACAAACTATTTAAAGGACGTGCTGGTGAACTTGTTACTAAAAAAGATATTGCTGATATCGGTAACCTTATTGGCGTTTGCGTTGTTTCTGGCAATGTTCGTCGTTCTGCTGAACTTCTTATTGGCTCCATTAATGATCCTGATTTTCTTAATCTTAAAAACGCTGATGTATTCCCAGAACGAAATTCATACGACCCAGACGCTCCTGGCTGGGGTTGGATGTCTAATAACTCGGTAGCTGTTGAAGTTGGTACAGACTTTGAACCAATCGTTGATGGCATCGCTCGTAATGGCGAACCAGGCGTTATCTGGATGGACGTATCAAAGAAGTACGGTCGTCTTGCTGATCCAATCAACAACAAAGATCATCGCATCGCTGGATACAACCCTTGTGCAGAACAATCTCTTGAGTCATTTGAAATGTGCACACTAGTTGAGACATACCTAAATCGTCACGACTCAATCGAAGATTACAACCGGACATTAAAGTTTGCGTACCTTTACGCTAAGACTGTAACGCTACTCCCAACTCACTGGGAAGAAACAAACGCAATCATGCAACGTAACCGTCGCATTGGTTTGTCTATGTCTGGCGTTGCTAACTTTACTGATATCAATGGTCTACCAATCTTGCGTGACTGGATGAACTCAGGATATGACAATGTTAAGAAATACGACATTATCTATTCAGAATGGTTAGGTATTCGTGAATCAATCAAGACAACAACCGTTAAGCCTTCAGGAACAGTATCCATCCTTGCTGGCGAATCTCCAGGCGTTCACTGGACACCAGGTGGAAAATACTTCAACCGAGCAATACGCTTTGCAAATTCTGACCCTATGCTCCCACTTTTCAAAATGGCAAACTACAGAATCGAACCAGCTTCAGAATCCCCAGACACCACCTCGGTAGTGTTTTTCCCAATTAAGTCTGATGCAGAACGCGCAGAACGCGATGTGACAATCTTTGAAAAAATGTCTCTCGCAGCAACCGCGCAGCGTTACTGGTCAGACAACTCAGTCTCGGTGACAATCTCATTTGATCCAGAGACAGAAGCAAAGCACGTAGGAACTGTTCTACATATGTACGACGGTCAACTAAAGACTGTTTCTTTCCTACCGTCTGGCAACTTCACTTACCCGCAAATGCCTTACACGCAGATCACAGAAGATGAGTACAAAGAGGAAGGCGAGATGAAACTATTTCCAATCGACTTCTCCGGTGTATACGCAGGTATGGCAGCCGATGCAATTGGTGAGGCTTACTGCACCACCGATGCTTGCGAAATCAAGTTGATTACAGAAAACAATAAGGACAAATAAAATGCTTAAGAAGCCTAAAAAAGAGCAAGAAATGCTGGTAAAGGAATATCAATACCGAGCAGTAATAACACGCTTAACAGATGACCGAGGCTACAAAGCATCTGTACAGCGCAGAACAGGTCTAAACGAATGGACTAAAGTTCGTTGCGGATTAAAAGGCGTAGCGTTTCCAACAAAAACTGCTGCCGAAGCTATGGCAAAACATAAGATGCAGATTCAAAAAAGCCTAGACGCTAAGTATCTAGAAGAGACTGTTTCTTATGTAATTTACGACGACTAAGTGATAGGGTTTTTCTATGCCTAGTTATGATTACCAGTGTCAAGAAAACGAACACATCTACACTGAAACTCGTAGTATTACAGAGGAACAAAAAGTTACTGAGTGCCCTGAATGTGGTGCTGAGTTAAAACGTATCTTTGAAGCTACTCCTACCGTTTTCCGTGTTCCAGGATTCTACGCAAACGAACGTAAAAGAGAGTTTGGTCTGTAGTGACTCGCTTTTGCGTTATCGCAAGAGATTACGAACATCACGTTCCTAGAGAACACGATCCTAAAGATGTATCGTCAACAAGTATTCATAGAGGGTTAGAGTCTCTATCTAATCAAACTTTTCAAGACTTTAACTTAGTCATCTGTCACGATGGACCTAAGAAAAAGACTTATGAACAAGACAAAGTTGATTTTAAGAAACTAGGTCTAAACCCCCACCTCATAAATACTCCAGAGCGTTTTGGCGTTTGGGGACATAACTCTGCTGATCTTGCTATGCGCTACGCATACGAAAACGATCTTGGTGATTATTACATCCATCACAACATTGATAACGAGTTTTTCCCAGAAGCTTTTCAATTAATTAGTAATGCCATAGACATCTATAAAAGAGATGTAATTATCTTTGAAATTTATCATTGGAAGATACACGGCGAAGAAGCTATGGAAATTCCTTGGACTGGACTTCCACCAGTAAGACAATCTATTGACTCTATGCAACTGGTTGCTCATAAGAGTATCTGGAAAGATATCGGTTTCTGGAATTCTAAGGATAAAGAATCAGATGGTATCCTTTACGAAGAGATATGTAAAAGGTATTCTTATCACCATATCCCTTTAGTGTTAGGACATAACTTTTGAAACCTTTAACTGGGTCAGCTATCCAATTGGATACAGAGACCGACACCAGAGTTGATACCTCTAACGGAGATCACGATAAATTTGCTCACTACGCGGATAAAGACGAAGTAACTTACGCACTTATTTATGGCGTTCCAATCATTGCTCTCTGCGGTAAAAAGTGGATTCCGTCCAGAGATCCCAACGGTTTTAGCATTTGTCCTACTTGCCAAGAAGTTTTCTCATCGCTTCCAAACGAAGGTAGTGACGACTACTCCTCTTGATAAAATAACTATGTAATGTTCTTGGCATGATTTAGTTATTGTGCCTGTTTGTAACTGGAAGTACAGGCAGGATTATGAAGAAGTTTTTAATTGTTTTTATTGTTTTTGTTTTATCCTTTTCTATGGGTTCTCCGGCACAAGCTAACCCAGCGGACGGAATAAAGAAAAGCACCAACACCGTCACGCTTAAAATTGGTAAATGGCGAGATGTACCCTTTAATGGAAACAACGCTTTTACCCTAAACGGGGAACGCACAGTTTGGCTTGCTCAACTGCACGTATCTTGTAAAAAAGCTCCTAAATATATAAAAATGCGTTTTGCAAGGCAACTACCAAACGGCAAGATAGATAGCACTGGTACTAATACTTGGATGCTTAACGGCAAAAAGCCTAATAAGTCTTGGCAAGGATCTCTTGTCTGGGAGACAGAAAGCACTTATCCAATGACTGTCCAGTACAAGATCATGGGCGGTAAAGGCTGTAAGTCTGATTCTAGGCAGTTTAAGTATTGGCAGCCAGGACAAAGCATAGAAGCGTTGCTAATCCCACCGACTGGTTGATACACTGCTTCGGTGAAGCTTAAACCAAACCCCAAAGCAAGACTTGTCCTAGAATCTAACTCCCAAGCAGGTCAAGAGTCTTTTGTCTTAAACATGCACAACTTTAAGCAACAAGGTACATATCTAGAAATTGGTTCAGGGTTCCCCATTCAAGACTCAAACACCTACATACTTGAAACAAAGTACGGTTGGAAAGGTGTTGGCATAGATCTTTTAGAAGAGCGAGTAATCCAACATCAAAAACAAAGAAAAAACCCTTGTATCCAAACTAATGCAGTTTTTACTAACTACAACAAACTTCTTGCAAAGTACGAAATGCCAAAACAGATTGACTACTTACAGATTGATGTTGACTTCAATCCCGTCACCTTTGAACACAATTCTTTATCTACGTTGGAAACAATAGTGGAGTCAGATTATAGGTTTTCGGTTATTACTTTTGAGCACGATGTTTACTTTACGGACAGTAGAATCAACACCCAGGGTGCTAAAGATAAGTCCAAAGAAATCTTTTTAGATAACGGATATCAAATGTTTGGAGATAATATTCAAGACTTTAGAGGACTTCCATTTGAGGACTGGTATATAGATCCAGATATTTTTGAGCATAATGCTATATTTTCAAACCTAAAAGGTATTGACCTTTTTAGCAGATAATGATGTACACTTAAAGTCCACCTAGATAAAGGATTTAAAGTGACTATTGAATATGTATCGTGGAAAGCTGGCGACCCAAAGATTAAGCCATCCCCACAAACAATCCGTCCAAAGACATGGACACAACTAGATTTCGGTGCTCAGGACTCAATCGTTCCTAAGAATACCGGTCATGCTAACTGGGCTTTTTACATTAACGTAAAAGAACTTGGTGGAGCAAAAGATATGAAGATTCGCTTTACTCGCGATATCGGAACTCCAGAAGCAGACTTTACTGGTCAGAGAATGCTTGATCTAGAACTAGACAACATTCACTCTGGTACTTGGTTCTTTAAGGCTAACAAAGGTCAACCAGTAGGACTTGAGGTCTACCATTCAGGCGCAACAGATATGGTAATTGTTACTCGCGAATTTAAGATGTGGATTCCTTAACCAAATCCCAATTAATTCTTGCAACACCAACAATTGATTTATTGTTCTTTAGAACTCTAACTCGCTTGTGAATACCATGTACGGAATCAAACTCTCCGCACATATCTGCTTCTACAGTTTCTAAAGCAAATGTGTGCGAGAGTATTCCATACTTGTATACATCTGAAACAATACCAACGTGATCAATTTTGGCACCAGTGGTAGAAAAGAAAACCAAATCTCCAGGTTTTGCTCTCTCAGGATCAACAATCATTTCCCTAGCGTGAAACCAATCAAACCCAATCTGCGGAGAAGCAAATCCTTTGTCGCTAGTTATCTGAATTAGATCACTGCGCTTAATCTTTTTAAAGCACCAAGAAACAAAAATGGCTGAGTAGGGATTATTATTTAATCCATACCAATGCCCATAGCCAGTATCCCTGTAATCCTTAGGCACAAACCCAACCTGAGATAGAGCAACTTCAACAAGAGCTTTACTCGTCATTTTTACTCTTTTCCTCTTTACGTTCTTTTATAATATTCTTAGCCGTTTTGTTTTTCCAATGTACGGTTCTAATTTTACTTTGATCAAAAGACCGCCACATAGTCCAACCTTTTCGACCACCAACAACGTCAATCCATTCCGAGGTAGGTGTTTTAACGTGGCGAATAAATCTGAATCTACCTGCTTCTCCCGTTATAGATAGCTCGGTCTCAGGCACAACTTTTCGGCCATTAACTTGTAACTCGTAAGATACTGTCCAACTAGTTGGAACAGCCTTAGCTCCCTTGAATGATTTTTTGTACGACACGTTGTAACCTTATCATAGAGTAATGACATAGTCAAATTGAGCTTTGTGCTACTCTATCTTTATGTCAATCCCTCAGAGTGTACCAAACGTATCCGATTTATTTGGCGCAAAGGTAAAACAAATTGCGCGTTTCTGCAATGAGCCAGAGTGGTCTGCATACAATCCTTCTATTTGTTACACCGAAGAACATGGGTACCTTGTACTCTTACGTTCTTCAAACGGTTGGTTACGCGACCACCGCCCAGAGTGGCAACCAGAGTTAGGCGAAGAGTTAACTACTGGAGATTCATACGAGACTCCCGGTGAGTGGTATCAAGCTTCTTATATTAATTCTGTTCTAGGAACTGAAGGTAAGTTTAGAAACAGAATGTTTATTGGAACTCTTAACCCATCTACACTAACTTTAAGCAAAATTAAAGAAGTAGATTTAACAGAGTCTTACGAAACCTTTCCAGTAGAGCTTTTCCGAGGAATTGAAGATGGTCGTTTGTATCATGACGGAAATACACTCAGAATCTCAGCCACAATCTGGGAGAGCGGAAAGATTCCAGTAGCTAGAATCTGCAACTTACCTTTGGATATGTCCTCAGGGAAACCAAAAGGAGGAGAAATTCAACTTTTTAATTCTCCTATAGATCTTGACACGGTTGAAAAAAACTGGATGCCAGTCCATAGAACAAGTTTGTTCAACGAAAAAGACGTAGCGTTTGATTATCTCTACGACTCAGGTAAAACTTACACGATTGAGGGACAACAGTTAACTGAGGTTGGTGGTCCAACTCCAAAGGTTAGAGGTGGCGGACAACTTATCGGTCTAGAGAATGGAACTATGCTTGGCATAATCCACCAAACTGTTTCGGCTGAATACATTAGATTTGCCAATCTAACCCAAGAACCACTATTTCGTCGTCGCTATGTTCACAGATTCATGCAATACGACGAGCAGGGTCAAATCTTAAAAACCACAGACATGTTTAACTTCATAAACAAAAGTATTGAATTTGCGGCCGGCCTAGCAACCTACAACGACAAAGTCCTTGTTAGTTTCGGAGCCCTTGACTCCTCTTCTCACATAGCCTCAATCCCCCTCAAAAACATTCTTTCGGCTCTTCGTCCTCTTAATATCCAATGAGGCCTGAAAATTTCGTTTTTGCTAAGTAAGGTCTTGCTTCTTTAGCCAGTTGTCATAGTGCGACTCTACGATCCACATTGACTTGTGGTGAGGCATTACTGCTCCAGTATGCGCGTGTATTTTAATTCCTGCTCGCTGTACTCTGTCGCAGAACAACAAATCCTCTGATAACCACTTACCGGCTTCAATAGGTCCGTCTTGGAACCATGCCCAATCCTCGCCAGAAACTTCCGCCCCCAACTCACGAAGTTTTACAAGCACGCTTCGGTGAATCAACATACAACCTGTACCGGCTCCATAAATTTCAACTAAAGAGTCTTTTGGATAGTCATAGTAAGGAAGCACTCCTGCTTCACCTTTGTTCACGTAGATAAGCGGAACAGGTTCTAACTCATCTGGTTTCGGCCAGTAAGCTGCAAAATACAACCCAGAAACAAAAGGTACTTTATCTTTGTCCGCTGCGTTAATAAGTTTCGCAAATGCCTCAGGAGTTATGTATTGATCTGAATCAACCATAAACATCCAGTCATCGTCAGTGTTGTCTAGGAAATACTTGACCCCTACGTTACGACTCTTAGAAAGCAGACCAATGCCTTGAATGGCGTTGTAAGAGCCTACGTGCGTAGGGAACAGGCGGATAATATCCATCAAACTAAAAGCAAATGAAGCGTCGACTTGACCGCCATGACACCACGAAATGTGGACTGTTTCTTTATCACCAAGCATAGAAAAACCATACCACCTCGTGATACACTTTTTGAGCAGTGATCCTCATTCAATTTGATTGATAGTGATCTGCTTGTGGTAGTTGTTCGGTTTTCCTTCTCAGGGTCGGGCAACTACCACTTCGCCTCCTTAGCTCAGTGGTAGAGCGTCGCTCTTGTAAAGCGAATGTCATCCGTTCAAATCGGATAGGGGGCTCCAAATAAAAACCCCCTACAACGCCAAGAGAAGTAGGGGGCTTTCTATTCAGTTATTGTTACACTCTACCGAACGTAACTCTAGCTGTCCAAATCTGGGAGATACGGACATCTTGACCTCGCTTCGGAGAATGAAGGACTTTCCCATCTCCGACATAGATACCAACGTGATAAACATAGCCACTCCGATAGTGAAAGAAGACTAGGTCACCTGGAACTGCTTCCGACCTTGATATCTTTTTCGTCGCCTTATATTGCTGGTGAGACGTACGAGGTAGATCTATACCTTTCTGTGCGTGGACGTATTTGACGAAACCTGAGCAGTCAAAACATCTGGGCGATTGCCC